AAAAGAAGCTGACCAGCGCAAAGACAGCCAACGACCCGGATTCAAGGATAAATAAGTCTTTGAGGGCGTGTAACTGCGCTGATGGCGGCTATGTAACTGCGGCTGATGGCTGCGCTACAAAAGGCAAAACAAAAGGGCGGATGGTATGAAACAAGAGAACGTTGAAACCATAAAGCATGTAGTAGACGGGGTAGCCGCTGTTACGGCTATTGGCACGTTAATGCAACTACTCCCTTCGGTTGCCGCCCTGTTTACGATTGTGTGGACAGGCATGCGCATTACAGAGATGGTTGCGGGCAAACCTTTTGCTGAAATAATTCGCAGGAAAAAAGATGCCAGCAAAGAGTGAAAAACAAAAGCAGTTCATGGATGCTGCTGCACATAACCCGAAGTTTGCAAAGGCTGCGGGCGTACCAGTATCGGTCGCTAAAGAATTTAGCGGCGCGAGCAAAGGAATGAAGTTTGGCAAGGACACCAATAAGTCCCGCCCCGATCTTCAAAAAGTTAATAAACCTAAGACTCTTCATGGCAAGATGTCACTTATGAAAGAAGGCGGTAATACTATGGCTTCTAAAATGAACCCCGGAATGATGGCAATGATGGCCAAGAAAAAAGGTATGAGTACTGCTAAAGACGGCATGAAGCGTCCTACGCCTATGGCTGATACATCCATGATGGGTATGAAAAAAGGCGGATACGCCGACGGCGGCATGCCTATGAAAGATGGCAAACCCGCTTTTATCGGTGACGGTAAAGGCGCAATGAAACACGGCGGCATGGCTAAATCAGACATTAAGCAAGACAAGGGCATGATGCAGAAGGCCGTGAACAAACACGAAGGCCGTTTGCACAAAGGTGCAACTATGACTAAGTTGTCTAAAGGTGGCGGTATTGAGTCTAAGGGTAAAACCAAAGGCAAGATGATTAAGATGAACATGGGCGGCAAGTCCTGCTAAGGAAACATTATGCCAATGACACCAGCCGCAGCTAAAAAATACAAACCTAGGCGCACGCCTGAGTCTCAAAACGAAGTTATCTACCCTGAAACTCGTGCAAAGATGGAAGCGGCTAAAGCCGATGTTGCTGACGCTAAAGCTTCAGCCGAGGCCGGTGCGGAATACGATAAGGCTACTACCGTAGGTAAAGCTGGAGGCGGATCAGTTGGCTCAGCTTCTAAACGGGCTGATGGTATCGCCGCCAAAGGCAAAACTCGCGGAAAGATGTGCTGATATGGCAACCGCAAAACCCGCAACTAACGTAGTTAAGTCTTTAAAAAAGGCTGGGTTTTACGGTGCAAGTGAACCTAAACGGCTGGCTATCATTAACAAAGTTACAACCAAACCCCAGCGGATAAAGATGGTTGATAAAATGTTTTTAGCCAAAAAATCTAAAGGTAAAACAAAATGATGTCTAGCCGTGGAATGGGCAATATTAGCCCAAGCAAAATGCCCAAAGGTGTACGCAAGAAGCGTAGAGATAACACAGACTTTACCCAGTACAAAGAGGGCGGCGAAGTAAAGTCTAAGGTAAACGAAGCTGGCAACTACACCAAGCCCGGTTTACGTAAACGTATTTTTAACAGCGTTAAAGCTGCGGCAATTGTTGGCACTGGCGCGGGTCAGTGGAGCGCAAGAAAAGCGCAGGTTATGGCTAAACGGTACAAAGCCGCAGGTGGTGGGTATCGTGACTAAGTGGTCTGACAAGCGCAAGAAAGCCATAAACTGTGATGCCCCAAAAGGTTTCTCAGAGAAGGCACATTGCGCGGGTAAGAAAATGGCCGGTGGTGGGTTGGCTAAACCGCAACAGTCTTTAAAGGACTGGGGCAAACAAGATTGGACAACTAAAAGTGGTAAAAAATCTTCTGACACAGGTGAAAGATACCTTCCAAAAGCTGCGATTAAAAGTCTCAGCCCTGCTGAGTACGCTGCGACGACCAAAGCCAAGCGTGCAGGAAAAGCCGCCGGGAAACAATTCGTAGCCCAACCAAAAACAATTGCAAAGAAAACGGCGGGATTTAGATAATGGCAACCACTTCTGGCGCATCAGGTTTTAATCTCCAACTCGACGAATTGGTCGAGGAGGCGTTTGAACGCGCCGGTGGTGAGCTACGTACTGGTTATGACCTGCGTACTGCTCGTCGTAGTTTAAACATTATGTTTGCAGATTGGGCCAATCGCGGCATCAATATGTGGACTATAGAGCAGGGTGAGATCACTCTTGTTCAAGGCCAGAATACGTACGCTTTGCCAGACAATACAGTTGATCTGATTGAGCACGTTATCCGTACGCAGCCTAACGCAGCTAATACACAGGCCGACTTAACGATCACACGTATTAGTGTTTCTACGTACGCTACGATCCCTAACAAGATTCAACAAGCCAGACCAATTCAAGTCTGGATTCAACGGTATAACGGCCAGAACTCTCCTATTGCCGCAACGCTTACAACAACGATTACGGCTACCAGCACAACTGTTGTGCTGAACGATGTAACAGGCTTACCAGCAACTGGTTTCATTAAGATTGATGACGAGATCATCAATTACAGCTACATCACACAGAACACAAACGCCAAGTCTGGCACGCTGTTTAACTGCTCCCGTGGTCAGCAAGAAACAATTGCTGTAGGTCATACCGCTGCAGTTGCTGTGTACTGGGCGCAGGTTCCGGCTATTACAGTTTGGCCAACTCCTGATGGATCGCAGCAGTACACGTTTGTTTACTGGCGCTTACGCCGCACGCAAGACGCGGGTGGCGGTGTAAACGTAATGGACGTGCCGTTTAGATTTATCCCCTGCTTAGCCGCTGGCCTCGCATACTATTTGGCGTTGAAGGTTGCCGGTGGCGCTGAGCGTTTACCTGTACTGAAACAGCAGTATGACGATGCTTGGGAATTGGCCGCGACTGAAGACCGAGAGAAAGCGGCTATTCGTTTTGTGCCTCGACAGCAGTTTATTGGCGGAGGCACCTAATGGGTAATCGGTTTGCTTCTGCAAAGAACAGTATTGCCATGTGCGATAGGTGTGGCTTCCAGTACAAATTGACGGCGCTTAAAAAAGAGATTCAGAAGACCAAGATATATAACCTGCTTGTGTGCCCCCAGTGTTGGGATCCCGATCAGCCGCAGTTGCAGTTGGGTATGTACCCAGTGGATGACCCGCAAGCTGTGCGTAACCCTCGTAATGATTCAACTTACGTTACGGCGGGCGCGAATACTGCGGGTAATCCGACTAGTGGTTCGCGGGATATTCAATGGGGCTGGAACCCCGTGGGTGGGGCAAGTAATTTTGATGTCGCTTTGACGCCAAACTACTTGGTGGCAACGACATTTGTTGGTACAGTAACGGTATCTTAAGGAGCTTAAAATGGGATTTAAAAAAACAGCAGACGGAATTGCTAAAAAAGGCAAGACCGAAGGAAAAAATTTAGGCGATAGTGGCCCCACATTAGCCATTCAAAAAGGCGGTAAAGGTGGTAAGGGCGGCAAAACTGATGCGGACATGTTGTCTATGGGACGTAATTTGGCAAAAATTGCCAACCAGAAACGAGGTTAATCATGGCTAAATTTAGCAAAAAGATGATGGGCAAAGAAGTTGGCGACGCCGCTACTTATGCCGCACCGCACAAAATGAATGGTAAGGCTTTAGTGATGTCGACTAACCCCGGCAAGGACTCTAGCATTAGTAGCCTTAACACCATGAAAATGAGCGTCGGTGTCATTAACAACGGTGAAAACCCAACTAAGACATCCGGCATCAAAGTACGCGGTACAGGCGCTGCGACTAAAGGTGTGATGGCACGAGGCCCAATGGCATGAATTACACGCAACTCAGCAACGCTATTCAAGCGTACACGGAGAACACGGAAGCAGATTTCGTGGCTAATATCCCCGTGTTCGTTCAGCAAGCTGAAGAGCGTATATTTAACTCGGTGCAGTTTCCGTCGCTTCGCCAAAATGTGACAGGCGCAACCACGACAAACAACAAGTACCTGCAGTGCCCCACGGATTTTTTAGCGGTGTATTCTTTGGCAATCATA